GATCCTCTTACCAACCATGAGATACTCCGCAATAAGCTGAGCCTCAGGAATATCAGTAACAGTCTCCAATGTCTTCTCGTCAACAATAGCTTGACCAGTCTCCGTAAACTTCTCTGGCTTCCAACCAAAGAGCCTAAGATACCTCCCGATTTGCTGTCGTGAGCCTAGGTTGAACTCAGGCCAGTCAATGCGACTGAACGGCCCACCTACTGTCGTCCACTTGTCCCCCAAGAACTTAAGGCCAACTGTTGATAGGTCTCCATCTTTCTTGAACTTGGGTACGATCTCTTTAACGAACGTAGGTAAAGGCGTAAACGCTTTGTGCACTTGTTCTTCAATTTCATTTTGCTTCTCCTGTAACTGTGCAACTAAGTCTGTGGCTTTTCTTTCGTCGAGTAACCAACCGTTTTGGATTTGCTTACTAACTGCACACTGTACGTCGTGCTCAAGAGTAATGCTGTCACTTCCAAACTCACTAAGCTCTTTGAGGAGTACCTCAAGAACTCGTTCAGTAACCCTAACATCCTGCTGACAGTAAACCACCATTTCTGGCGTAAGCGCAGACCAATCATGATAATCTCCTTTAGGAAACTTTAGGCGTTGTCCCCAAGCATCTAGTGAATGACCACCGTCAAGCTGTGGGTTGTATAAACGTGACATGACTAACGTGTCTATTATTTGACCGTTTATCGACACATCTAACAGCTTTTCGACCACAGGGATATCATAGTTAATGAGATTGTGTCCGACGTGTTCAGTTACGTCAGCGAACAACTCCTCAACCATCTCTTTAGTCGGCATCTCAAGTGTGTACATCTTGTCATCTTTAATGGCACACAAGCACCATATGACCGTGGGCTTGAGGCCGTCTGTTTCAATATCCCAAATACAACGCATTAGAACTCCTCTATGTTGTTTGCCTCGTGTACTTCTGGCTTCTCTCCACGCTCAAGGCGTCCTGTTAAACTGTTGTAGTACAGCCAACCGGCAGAGCCTGTTATACCTGTGCGACGACACTTCACGACCTGCACCTGAGTGCTATTCCGTGCGTACTCGTCTTCAGCCATCTTGTCACGACTGAGCAGGATCGTGTTAAAAGCAATCTGGTTGATTGAACCAGAGCCCTTCAGATCATACTCATTCACATTATGTGGATTCGTCAGACTAGGCTTACGCATATGGCTGACAACAATGACCGACACATCGGTCTCCTTAGAAAGTTTGAGTAGGCGATCCATAAAGTCGTCAATGGTCTCGTTGCTGTTGCTCGTCACTGCCGCCTGTAGCGGGTCAATGATAAGCACATCACAACCGTTACCCTTGACCATCGCACGGAGCTTCATGAACAACTCATCTGTATCCACAGCACCGCTGTGATCCAAGAGCAGTACACGACCATCCGTGATGATGTCCGTATGGAGCCTGTCAAAGTCGATGTTCTTACGATCCTCTAGTGACAGATTGTGGCCTGTATGGATCGTTAAGAGGTTCTCGACAGCCTCACCGTTGGATGCCTCCAAGAAAGCACAGCCAATCGTCTTGCTTGTGTTCTTCCAGAAGTGGTACGTGATCTCGTTGACCATTGTGGTCTTACCCACAGAGGTCAGTGCACCAATGACCGTGATTTCACCTGCGGCAATCCCACCGTTGAGCATGGAGTTGAGCATACCGAACGATTCCGGGAAGGGAATGATCTCCTCCGTTCCTCGCTTGATAAAGTCAGACCATGCATCTTCAAGGGTGATGATGCCTGTCATTCTGTAGGACTTTGCCTCCCACCACTGAGCCGTGAATGCTCTGACCTTGTTCTCTTTGAGATAGTCAGAAGCATCCTTGTAGTCAGTCAGGTTCACGACCTTGGCCTTGTTAGGGCTGAGTATCTGTGCACATTTCTCTGCGGCCTCACGTCCTGCCACGTCGCTGTCGAAACAGATGACGACATTCTCAAAGCCCTCAAGCCACTCTAGGTTCTGCTTGAAGTCCTTGACTGCTCCGCCTGCACCCTTGGTGATAGAGACGACCGGGTAACGTGACCCTAGCATCTCGTAAGCGGCCAGAGCGTCAAGCTCTCCCTCGACGACTGTGACGTAGCGACCACCAGTATTGAATAACTGCTGACCGAACAGGACGTTTGTACGCATATCTCCACGAGTGCTGAACTCCTTGGTTGCGACTGTGCGAACCTTGGAGCCTACGAGCTTCCCGTCTTTATCATAGTACGGATAGTATTGCTTTGTATCATCACACGTTACACCGTACTTCTTCACGGTATCTAATGCGATCCGTCGATCCGTAAGTGCCCGTGGCGATCCGTACATCTCCACTGGTTTTGTGTATGTGACAACGTTAGTGGCTTCCACTCCGTCGACCTCCTTGAAATGTGTATGGCATGAGAAACAATACCCATGTCCGTCTGAGTAAGTAGCGAGAGCATCACTGCTCCCGCACTTCTCGCACTCAGCGTGACCGACGAACTCAGAATTCTCCGTCGTCATCACCAACCGATACCTCCCCTTTCTCGACCACACGGACAGCCTGTAGGTACGGTGCGACACCGTGTACAGGGTGAGGGTTGCCAAGGTTGTACTTGATACGCACCTTGTCACCGTAACGCACTGAAGACTTACTGACGGGTTCACCGTCGTTGTCGATGACAGGGAAGTCCTCAAACTTCGTAGCGAACTTACGTTGCGCTTGGTTCTTGTACATTTTAATCTTGATGCCTTCCTGCTCAAGCTTCTCAGCTTCAGCGTCATCAAGGACTAAGACAAGTGAATACTTGCCCGTGGATTGGCCGTTGTAGACCTCATGCTCGTTAAGGTTCGCAAATGCGACGGTGCCATTGATTACTGACATTATCAGACCTCCTCAGGTTCTGGTGTTGAAAAAGTGGGCAGAGCCATATCAAGTATCAACAAATCGTTGTGCTTGAGTTCAGACAAGACCACATCGTATTGCGGCTCAGGATCTTTGAGTTGGTCATTGATCCTGTTCCGTAATTCCATAATTAATATACTGGTTGATATATTAGGTAATAACATAACGACCTCCTAAGGGACTCCTAGGAGTCCTCCTCGTTGTTGTTCATAACGACTAAACCACTATTGTAGCATAAATTATTCTCTGCTTCAAGTTCAGCACTGCGAGAAATAGACCAACACTTACCACAAAGGTCGTAAAACTCTCCGGTTTCGTAGTCTTTCCAAGTTGATTCATAGTCTGTCAATTCATCATTACAAGCCTTGCAACGCATAGCTGTTCACCTCAATTAAAACATTTCCAAATGGCAATCAAAACCACAACGATTTTCATCACCTCAATCATTTTCATTACCAAAGATAACCCACCCAATGAGACCACCAAAGATGGCCGCAACGGCTCCTGTACCAATTATGAGCAACGCCCAGTCGTTAAAAGTTAGCGTTTCCATGCTTTGATGGCCTCCTCTAGCCGTCTGTCGTGTAAAGCACCCGTAGGAGCTACAGAAAGCTCCTCTGAGCGACGTTTGTAATAATCTGATAGTGACCTATTACCCTGCCAGTCGAACTCCTCAGAGAGGAATTTACACCAAAGAGCCGCACAGGCAGTCGTAAGACCACCTGTGAGCAAGTCACGCTCAACGTGAGGGACTTTGTTCATGAATAACACCTCCTAGCTTTGTGATGATTGCGTCACATAAGTCAATAGCCTGCTGTCGATTAATGTGTAGCCACTCGCCCCTTGAGGGGCAGACATGGGTCATGATCTCTAGCAGGTCGGCTTCAGCCTTTCGTCCTTTGTCAACCTTGTATACCCGCAGGAAATGAAAGTCTTTAAAAGGCGTATGGACGTTATAAGTGGTCAGTCGGTTTTCAGGTCGCGTCGTGCGTCCGATTTTAACGTAGCCCTCAAAAATTGGTGAGCTTACCAAGTAGACGAACTCGCCGTGCTTGTCTTTCATCTTTTGAGCATATTCCTGAGCATACGCAAGCTCCTCAGGAGTATGCTCGCGTTTTTTGTGTTGATACGCCTCTGCATACTCCTTACGGCAGGGTTTACAGTAGCCATGAGGCTTCCCGTTGTAGTGATTGAACTCCTCAGCATTTTTGAGGGTCTCACAGCGTGGACATTTTTTCATCTCGTCACCTTCCAGTCGCCAAAGTGTACGTCAACGTCTGCTGTCGTCTCAATCCAGACCTTAGCACCGCAAGAGAGCGGCTTGTCGGGACTGTAGACCAGTTCAGAGTCGCCCTTGATGACGACACGTTCACCCTTGAGGTTCTCGTTGTACGTCTTGACGGTGAAGACAGGTAAGTCCTCACCCTTGCTGTT